CTTTGTAACAATTTTGCTGTAACAGCTGAAGGTGTTTACAGAGGATGTCACGCGCGAGATTCTGCTTCCTGTGCAGATGCAGGAGAAGGACGAAAGCCAGCCTCCTGACCGGGCGGCTTCGGTTTACGTTCCCCGCCTGCCAAAGCTGAGCGCCTACAAACAGAAAGCCCCGTTCATTACTCATGAAAGCGTCACCAGCAAGGATATTTTGACGCAAGCTCCGAATGGCTATCAGTTTATGCAGGCAAGCGCTGTTGTGCGGTCCTGCTTTTGCGTGTATCACCCCAATGAACAGGAGGGCGGGTTGGCGTTGCTGAACCTAATGGAACGGCTTCGGATCGCTCTGCTGGAAACGGTCGTAATCGGGAAACAGTTCACGCTTGACGTGAAAGCAGGAGTCGAAACGCTGGTGTACCCCAGCAACCCAAATCAGACCGCGAGTTCACTGTTTTATCTTGGAGAGATGATCACGGTATGGAAAATCAAAGGAATTGAAAGGAAGGTAATCGATGACGAAGAAGGACACGGGCACATCCGAAAAGACGAATATGACCGCCGCTGAAACGGCGGCTCCCGCGCAGGAAGTAGTCCCCGCAAAGCCGGAACCGTCAGGCATTTGGTGTTATATCGGCCCGAACCTTGCGGGACTGATACAGTCCGGCAAGGTATTCCGAGGCACGCGGGCAAAGGCTTTGAAAGAAGCCGCTGCCGCGATTGAAAAGTATCCGCTGGTAAAGACGCTGATTGTTTCCGGAGAAAACTTAGCAGATTCGCGGATGAAAGTAAAAACGCCCGGCAATGCGCTGTATAAAAACTATCAGCGGATTGCTGCAAGCCGGGAAACGGGGGTAAATAATGGCTAATTTAGGCGTACATGTGTATGAACAGGCAACGCCGGTCAGTACGCCGGTCGTAGCTGATGTCGGCATTCCTTATGTGGTGGGGCTTGCGCACGTCCACGCTGCCGAAAACCCTGCAAAATCGAACACCCCGGTAATCGTCACCAGCTGGTCAGAAGCGGTGGAGAAACTGGGGTTTTCTTATGACTGGAAAACCTACACGCTTTGTGAATTTATTTATTCGCATTTTCAGTTGTATGGCTGCCAGCCGGTTATCTTCTGTAATGTTTTCGACCCCGTGAAGATGCGGACGCAGGCCGAAGCGAGGGATTACAACGTAATCGACCGCTGTGCAAAGATCCCGTTTGATATGATTGCAGATACGCTGATTGTAAAGAACGGGGAAACGGTACTGGAACAGGATGAAGATTATTCTATTCTGTACGATGAGAATAAAAACGCCTGTATTATTGAGCTGTTAAGCACCGGCGAGGCTTATGAAGTGGTTTCGCTTAATGTCAGCGGTTATCAGGTGAAAACGGATGAAATTGTGATCGCTGATATCGTGGAAGGACTTGGCGAAATTGATTCCTGCATGAACACGGTAGGCGTGATTCCTGACCTGATTTGCGTTCCAGGGTTCTCTCATAACAGCGTTGTAGCGGCAGTAATGGCAACAAAGGCGGCAGGGATCAACGGCCTGTTCCGTGCAAAGGCAATTATCGATTGCGACAGCGGTGCAGACGGTGTGCGGCAGTATTCGGATTTGATTGGTTACAAGAATAAGAATAATTTTGTGGACGAAAACCAAATCCTGTGCTGGCCAATGGTAAAACTCGGTGATTATCAGTTCCATATGAGCACGCAGCTTGCAGGGCTGATGGCGCAGATTGACACGGAAAACATGGGCTGTCCGTATGAAAGCCCGTCGAATAAGCGGTACCAGATGGACGGCTGCTGCCTGGAGGATGGCACCGAGGTCAATCTGACCTTTGAACAGTCCTGCATTATTGCCGGTTACGGCATTGTAACGGCGCTTAATTTTATGTCCATGGGCTGGACATGCCGTAATAACTATACGGCGTGTTACCCATCGAATACGGACGTAAAGGACTACTTTATTCCTGTATCGCGTATGTTCGATTGGGTCGGAAATACCGTGATCCGTACCTTCTGGAGCAAGCTGGACAAGCCAATGACGCGCCGCTTTGCAGATTCTATTCTGGATACCTGCAATATCTGGCTGAATGGCCTTGTCGGTATGGAGCGCCTGCTCGGTGCCAGAGCCGAAATGCTGGCAAATGAAAATAACCTGCTTGATCTGATGGCGGGTATTATCAAAATTCACATTTACATGACGCCGCCCAGCCCTGCGCAGGAAATTGATTTCATCTTGGAATACGATCCGGCGTATGTAACTGCGGCGTTCTCATAACGGAAGGGGGAAAACGAAAATGAGCCAACAGCCTGCTGTATATATTAACCTTGAAATTTACGAAGACGGCAGAAACCTTTTGGGTGTTGCCAAAGTCCAGCTGCCGTCAATTACTTATCCATGCGTTACAATTTCCGGTGCTGGCATGATGGGTAATATGGAAGTACCGCTTTATGGCATGGTGGACAACATGACAATGAGCATTGATTTCCTGACTACCACAGAAGAGGCCGTAAGGTTGGCGGCACCCACCAAGCACCAACTGGATATGAGGGTTGCGGAGGAGTTCTGGGAAGTCGAGACCGCGGAGGTTGACATCTGGGCTGATAAGTTTGTTGTAATCTGCCGACCGAAGGAAATTGCACCGGGTACGGTTGCACCGATGGCAACTGCCGACACAAAGGGTACTTTTGCGGTCTATTATTATGCGGCATACAAAAACGGCAAACAACTCTGGGAAATCGATAAGCGCAATATGAAATGCGTCATTAACGGAGTCGATCATATGGCTCCGGTGCGCAAAGCGCTCGGTAAGTGAGGTACATGATTATGAAATCTTCTTGTACTTGCATTAACGTGGAAGCATATCAAAATATGAAAGTTATGGGCTGTGTGTTCAAAGCCGTTTTACCGGTAATTAGCCCTTCGATGGACAAAGATGCTCATATGAGTTTAACGCTTTGTTTTGCAAATCCGATGGACGCCATAAGAGCTCTTAACGTATCCGGCGAACAGCAGATTTGCATTAAAGCAGCGACCGAATACTGGGGTGTTGAAGAGGCTGATGTTTGTCTTTGCGCAGAAAAGCATGTTTTGGTTGCAACGCCGAAATGCCTTCGTCCAAACCCGATTGCACCGATGGAATTGGGGGGCGCGGTTTGCGAGTATGATGTAAGCTATTATGCCGCCTATTCTGATGGTGAAAAACTTTGGGAAATCCATCCTAAAAACAAGATTTGTGAAATTGGCGGGGTAGATTACTTAAAAGAAGAACGCGAGGCGCATGTCAAAAGCCAGGTGTCACTTCTCCCTGGAGAAAAACTTGCGTTTCAATCGGAAAGGACTTGATATTATGGAAAAGAAAATTCAGATAGATTACACTCGCACGAAAGTGCAGTTGTCCAGGCCTGTATTGCATGACGGTAAGGAACTGAACGAAGTTTCTTTCGACTGGGGCAGCCTGACCGGCAAAGATATGCTGGAGATTGAACGGAAAATGAATGCAGCAGGTAAAACGATGGGGTCTGCACGTTTCTCCGGGGATTTCCTGCTTGGCATGGCGGAACGCGCCAGCGATCAGCATCTGGATAAAGGCTTTTTTGAACGTATGCCGCTTGGCGATTATCATAATGTGCGGGACGGCGCAAAGAATTTTTTATTCTATTCGGAACTCCAAAACACGGCTTTGGAAGATGGTTCCGAAGACAATGCCTGATCTTGTCAGAGCTTGAAAGTGGTTTCACTGTCGATTGGCTACTGTCCATCCCGCTTATTGAGTTTGGGGAGTGGTGCCAGGTTTGCAGCGGGCTTGCGCAGGAACGGGCAAACAAGCAGAAAGCACAATCGTAAGGGGGCTGACTGATGGCAGGGAAACAGCATGAAATAAAGTTCCTTCTGGATGCTCAGATGGGCGGCGGCTTCAGTCGGTCTTTTCAGCGGGCACAGCAGGAAATGGCTGCGGTTTCTAAGGAAATCCAGCAGCTGAACCATGTACAGCGCGACATTTCAGGCTATCAAAAGCAGCAGGCGGCGGTTGATAAGACCGCCGCCAAACTAGACCGCCTGAAAAAAGAAGAACAGCTGATGCAGCAGGAGCTTAACGCGGCGCGGGCGGTGCAAACGAGCACCAGCGAGGCGGCGCGGGCGGCGGCTGCATCCATGGGCGCGGAGAGCGACAAAGCGAAGGAGCTTGCCCTGGAAGCGCAGCGGGCGGCGCAGAACACGGCGCATTTGGAGCTTAGCCACCAACGGCTGACTGACCGGATCAAAGACACGGACGGTGCCTTGGAACGCCAGAGGGAGCGCCTGCGGCATACAGGCGAGGCCTTACAGGCTGCCGGGGTCAGCACGGACAACCTCGAACGTGAGAGCCGCGAGCTGGCCCAGCAGCTGGAAGCCCTTCACACTCGGCAGGAAGAGGTCGCAAACGGCGCACAGACCTT